AAAGATGATGGATACACATGTAAAATATGTTAACACCATTAATAAGGATAATCATGAAGATTTTTTTAATGCAACTCACAAAACAGGCTGGAATGTGTTTGAAAATGAATTTTTTGTAGATTATAAATATGCTGTTGAATTAGGGAAAAGGGGTTCAGATATTTTTAAAGCTTATGATAAACTTGCTGATATACACTCTTTTTGGCATAACATTATGGCAAAACCATGGAGTGAGATCACCACATCTTCTGGCATGAGAAAAAATGAATTAAAAAAGTCTAAAGGTTTTTTTGGGAAAAAAGGACACGAAGTAGTTATGGAAGAGTTGCTCAAAGATTTAGAAGAGAACAAAATGTTTACAGAATTTGAAAGAATAAAAGAGCTTGCAGAAACAGATTTAAGTTTCCAGAAGCAAGTTCAAAAGATTAATTCTATGAATATAACTATAAAAGATAAAATTATAAAAGTTGTGGATAAGTTACACTTTGTTTTTCATGTCGTTGACAAAACTCAGTGGAAAGGTATGAGAGAAATTTTTGTCATGACTTTGAATACAAAATTGGTGGTTTGGCCTTTAGAACAATTTTTCAAAAGATTATGTCAATTTGTTGATAATGAGATCATTTCTATTCCTTCAAATAAAAGGTTATCTGTGATTCACTCCAGACTTTTTGAACAAAAAATTGACAAAAATTCAGTAAAAGTTTTCTTAACTCTTGATTGCAAAAGATGGGGTCCTATGTGTGTTTTCCTAAAATATGCTTATTTTTTACTTGGTATGGCTGATGTATTACCAAAGTCAATGGTAGACCTCTTTTTATATGTTGTGATTTTATATTTCAAAAAAGAGATAGTTGTGTCACCTAGAGCTTGGAAAGTTTTCTCAGAGAACTTAAGTAATAAAGACTTCTTGCCACACTTTAAATTCATTGATGACTTAGATACATCATCGTTTATAATGCCTTATAGTTTTGTTATGGGCATTTTCAATTATTTATCATCATTAATGCATGCGATTAACCAGATTGATGCTTGTGAAAAAGCCTGTGAAATGGTTCGTGTGCAAGTAGGAGAAGACATCACATTTAGTATGGATGCACATTCTGATGATAGTGGTGGTATTATTGTGATGAAAGATAATCACAACAAATCAAAATGTCTTAAGATTGCTGTAAGAGTTTATGAGTACAATCTTAGGAGGGTAAATCACATGTTATCAGCAAAAAAATGTGTAGTATCTTACAAATATTTTGAATTACTTTCAATTTTATATGTTAATAACAGGTTATTACCTTTAGT